TGAGTTGCGCTACTGCTTGCTCCATCTGTTGCGTGGCTACAACTTGCTCCTCTGTGCTGGTCGGATAAATCAGCTTAGTTTGCTCAATGGTTTCCGCTTCAGGCAAAGTATTCGCCTTCACAAAGCCCCAATACACAGCCATCTTTTGTATGAATTCATCCTTCTCAGCCTCACTAATCTTAAATTCAAAGGTCTGAAACTCTTGACCACCAAATAGAACCGCCAGGACAATACGCTCAACTCCATGACAAGCAGCTTCATGCACTAACTGGGCATAGTCAGCAAGCGGGATCGTATTGGTGTCAGCATCAAACTTCACCCTAGTACCAGCGTTGTAGTTCTTAGCCTCTACTAGCGTCTTACCATCAGCCGATATGAAATCAAAGTGTGATCTAAACCAGTCATGCTTGGGGTGAGTCATAGCATAGTCAGCCTCTTTGAGTTCAATGCGTAACTTCTCTTGGGCTAGTTTGCCAATGATCGGTTGCATCACATGACCCATCTGCACTACTTCAACTTGCGATAGATCAGGAATAGGCATTTTGCCTTGTTTAGTGAGGATTGCATCTACTGCTCTACCATTGGCAGCCTTACGACTATCACCACTCCACCAGGCGCTATTTCTAACCTCGTCTGCAAAGTCTGCTTGATTGTTCATCATGCTCCCCTTGTTAATATATTGATTAATGCTATGTAATGATTAATCTGCTTACGACAGAACTCAGATTGTTCTTTAGCATCTTTTAGCTCATCAGATAACTGAAATAGTTGATCGTCTTGCCTTGCAATCAGGTTCTCTAAGCGCTGTATTTCTTTATAAAGTTCAGAGGGATTAACTTTCTTTACTGCTGCTTTTCTTGTTGCCATGCTTATCTCCCAAAAGGAATGTTGGATAAATCGTCTAGATCATCAGCCGTGTAAATGGGTGTGCGCTGTGGTTTGTAAAACTTACCCTCTTTACCGCAACCAGTAAGGTCTAGGGTTCGCTCAGTGTGAGCATTACGATACTCAGTCTTGCCTGTCACTAGGTCTAGGTAATTAGTCTTGAGGCATAAGCCTGTCAGATCTTCGTAGTGAATACAATCAATGCAGAACTTCATGTTGGTACTCCTTTAGTTAGGTCAATCGGATACAACAACTCTAATGTAAAGGATTAATAATCTTAATGCAATACACTATTTGTTAATGTGTTGTATTAAAACAATGCTTGCGTAATTTATTTTTATGTGGTGTAATTTTTGCATTGAGGAATTGATCACTCAGATTAGGGTTTAGAGGTAGTTTTGTGGGTTTAGGTAAGTATCTTGAACATTTACTTAAGCCGATCAATCACAGAATTACCCCTAAACCCTTTTTGTTTGCCTGTTCCCCGTAACGGGGGCATTACCCACCCCTCCCGTATGGTGTAGCGCCAAAGGGAATAAACATAGTGGCTAGTATCTAGAGGACTCTAACAGGGCTGCACCTCTTTAGTTAAGCACTTAGATAAACGATAGCTACCGCTTAAAAGCGATCACCCCTATATGAATAGCGGGTTAGATGCTCACTCATTTTTTTATGGGGTAATCTAATTGGGGTAAGCTAATTGTTTTCCCACCCTGCTAGTGTTGCCAACTTACCTGCTGCTGACTGCTGTAATGGATTGCCAGCTAAACCACCCTAGTAAAACTCTCGCCTGTGCATACACGCAACTGAATTTTTGATCGTGACTTTTATGAGAATAAGCAAAACAATCTCTCTCAAAAAAGAGTTAAAACATAGGGAAAGTAGATTGAAATTTAATAGAATGATTAAAACGCCTTGTAAGCGCTTAAAAAAATAGGGGCTGTTATGCCCCTAATGAGTGTTAAAAGATCGCTACAGCCCCAATACTAGCCAAATAAGAGGTATTAAAGAGAATAAAGAGATCACTAGAATGATCTTATCTAATAGAGTGTCTTTATAATTCATGATTAATTGATCCTATATTCCATAAATTTATCATTGTCTAAAAATACTAAAAATGTATTTTCGCTAGTGGGAATGTACTCTTTAGCGGGTTTATCTAAATATAGCCATGATCCGCCTTCTAATTGAATAGCGTTAGATTGACGCTTAACTATATCCCTAGTAACCCCAATTAACTTTCCTTGTGGATACCAGTCATGCCTAGTCATGGTTAAAGAATTACCTTCTACTAATTTACGCTTTATATCGCTAAATGTTTTCATTAATAAACCCTCCCTTGTTTAACCGTAGAATTCCAAGCATTAAAACTTAATGGCGTGAGCCCTTGCTTAGCGCTCCAATAGCAATAAGCACTATATTTATCTTTAGCACTCATCTAAGCCTCCAAATCTTCAGTGATCCACGCCATGATTGTGCATAACTCATCCCATTCAAGATCATGTTCCGATCCACTAATAGAGTTTTCCCGATAACATTCGAGAGCCTCCCATAATCGCTCAATTTGTGCTTGTTTATCAAATCTTGTGATAGTCATATATCCTCGCTTGGTTAGGTATTGGCTTACAAAATGTAAACCCCTAAAGCGCCTATAAATAAGCGCCTTAGAGAGTACATTTAGGCTGCTGCTTGGTTTGTCAGTGCATCTAAACCGTTGATATAAGTAGCTGCCTTTTGAGCAAGTGCTGCTGCATTAAATATTGCCTTGTTATCATCTTTTAAGCACTTGAGCCATGATCCGATATAGTCAGCATGACGCAAATCACCCTGTATTCCGTGATCCTGGCATAAGAAAGCAGCGCCCATCTCTGCTACTAATTCCTCGAAAGCATAAGCGCTATCAGCAAATCGCTTGCCCTTAGTACGATCTAGTCTATGTTTAGCACCTGACCAGTGTGTGATCTCATGCAAAACAGTAGCGTAATAGTGATCTTCACTGATGAAGGTGTTTTTAGCTGGCATTGTGATGCTATCGTCACTAGGTCTATAAAATGCCTGGCTGCCATTGTGCTTAATGTTAGCTCCAGTTTTTAGGATACGATCTTCAAGAGCAGGAATAGGATTGAAATTAGGCAACACTGGTGCTGGCTGCTCATAATCAATATCATCAACTTGTGAGATATTAAAAACATAGTAGGATTTTAGGCAGTGATACATTGATTGTTCATTGTTACCAGTGGCAGGGTTGATAGCATCTTTAACTATAGGTGAATAAAAAACAATCATTGTGCCTTTTTCACCTTTTTTAACATTCCCGCCTAATGCTTGCCATTGCTTGAATGATCCCCAATAAGGAGCAGCAAACCCTGACATTCCTAGAATTAAACGATTGATCCCGTTATATCCTTTTTTGGTAACAATGTTTTGATCTTCATTGCTGCCAGCTTTCCAGGGCTTAATCCAGGGAGCAGCACCCTTTTCTAGTTCTTCAATGATTCTATCTGTTACTTGTTGATACACTTTATTTTCTATGCTCATTTGATTGCCTCTTTAGATTAGATAAAAGATAAGATGCCGCGAATAATTGATACGCCTGGAATTGATAGCACAAGCACAAGGAATGTGTAATCGCTATCTAGTATTGCTTGAATTGTTTTTTTCATCTTGATGCCTCTTTAGGTTAGGTTTTTGTTTACTACAGTTTGATTCTAATGCTATTAATACTATTAATACTAGTAATGTTTAAATAAATATTTTAATTAAGATTGACAAATTGATAGCTTTTTTCTATAGTGATCCTATTAATACAATTAATATAATTGATAAATTGTTACTTTATAAAATAGGTATATAAGTAAATAGAGTGACTATTGGAAAAGTAGGATCAATGGCAACTTACACCGTGCAAGGGTTTACCATGATACGGGTAACATCATGGGCAGGGTTAAGTGATCGTTAGTCATTAGGTGTACTGACATGGGTACTCTACTGATCGGAGTGTTGAGCAACACTGCACTAGCCTGGTAATTTGGTCAGGTAACCTAACCAGCAGCGTAGAATTGCGTAAAAGTTTGGCACTTCAATTGGGCAGGGAGTGGGGTTTGTGCGTGCCCTATTCCGTTCTCCCCCCATAGAAAATTACAGTTTTTTGGTTACGGTGTTATCCGTCAAATTGACTGTTTGAATATCGCAGTACAAAACCCTACTCTTGATATTTTCTAAATTAAAGACATTGAAGGTAGTCCAAATAGGACCTGTAGCCACCCCTTCTATGGCGGTACAGTATTTGGATAGGCAACCAATGTCAGTCACATCCATCCCCATTTCTAAAGTCGATAGGCACATCCCTGTGGGATTGGTAGTAATCACCTTCTTGCCAGCGTTTAATAGCTCTTTTACCCGCCTGTTAAAGAATTCATGGGAGAAGGTTGGCAATTGGTTTGATTTTGGCTCTGCGTTAATCAGCAGGGTGTCAAAAGACATGGGTAGGGGAGCGTTTAAGGCAGGGTACTCAAAGAGTAAATCTTCTCTGCAAGCTATGGGGTTGTCTACCCCTAAGAGATTAGACAAATGATCGAACCAGGATAGATGAAACAGCACCCAATTAGCCTGTAGTGGGTGGGTATAGAAGTAGTTATCTCTCCCAATCCAGGCGTTCACTGCACTAGGTGGTATGTACAGATCCGCTAAGGTGATCGCTGTACCCTCGGTCAAGGGTAATAGCTGCTCATGGTGCATCGGATTGCAGTGGTGGACAATGTCCTCCCCCAAGGGGAGTTGCAAGCGCCTTAGATAATTAAGGTGTATAAGGTTATCACCAAGGTGATACTCATTGTATGTTTCTAACATAGTGTGTATTATTGGATTAAATAGATTAAGGAGAGTATATGTCAATTGCAGTGGAAAGTAATATTCCATTACCTTCGGAAAGGACTAAAAGATACCCTTACAAAGAGATGGAGTTGGGTGAGTGCTTCTTTGTGCCAGAGTCTAAGATTCAAATTATTTGTAATGCGAACTACAAGGCACAAAAAAGAACAGGCATGAAATTTACCGCTAGGCGGGAAGGCAACGGAGTTAGAGTATGGAGAATAGAATGAGCGAAAAAGTAAACGGTCAAATGAGCGCAGTAGAGTACATTGAAACAGCCAATGACCAGGCTAAGAAAATGTATATGCAACGGATCTGGGAAATGAGTAAAGATCAGATCTTTCACGAATTGATGCGGGTGCATGGGGAGTCCTCCAAGCTCTTAGCCCAAGCTACGGCTGAGATCACTTATTTAAAGTCTATTTTGGATAGCCCAGAGGATGCGGATGCAAGACATTGAGCGCTTGCAACTAGAGCGTTTGTTGTTTAAAGAGCAGATGAATAAAGCCATAGCCTGTCGAACTAAGAAGCAAAAAATCAAGTTGGCAGGGTCTTGGAAAAACGCCTATAGTGAAATGACCTATACCGCCTTGATTGATCTAGCCCGTAACCATCAGGCTAGGTTAAAAGTGGCGGACTGGGATCTAGAGCACTTTGAGATTAAAAAGCAGAATGGGCATAGATGAAAACCGCAGCCGTAGTAACTGTTACCAACGGGAAACGCCCAGAGCAGTTAAAAAAGTGCATGGAAAGTATTGAAAAACAAACTTATCCTTGCCAACACTACATTTTGTGTGACGGGGATTGGAAAGTATTTAATCAGATTTGCCAATCCACATCAGCTAAAGTTTGCTATTGGGATGCTCCTATTGGTGGCGATGGGTGGGCTGGTCAGCGTTGGTTAGCTGCTGCGCCTCAGTTAATTACTGAAGATGTCACTTTCTTTTGCAACGATGACGATTGGTACGAACAAAATCATGTCCAGACCATTATGGAGAAGATCGAGCAAGGGTATGACTGGGCTTACTCTTTTCGCAAGATACACGATGAGAAAGGCAATTTTCTTCTTTTTGATAATTGCGAAGCCCTTGGGGAGGAAAGCTCCGTTTGGAATATACCTAATCACCACTTTGTTGACTGGTGTATGTGGGGCATGAAAACCCCTCTTTTAAAACAAATTGCGATTGTTTTAAATGATTCCAGCCCACAAGTAGATCGTATGTTCTACGCTACTGCAAAACAAGTCTTTCCGAACTTTACCAGCACTAAACAACATACCTTTAATTTTAGGCTTGGTGGTAGTTGCGGGGTGCAAAAGGAATTCTTTGAAATCGGCAATCAGGAAATATTAAGGCGTTTTAATGGCAATCTTCCCTGGATCCTGACATGAACGGATTTAATCTAAAACACTTTTACAATTTTTGCGCCCAACTCCAGATTGAAACTAAGGAGCAGGGCTTAAAAAAGATGGGTACGCTTTTGGGTAGCCAGACTTATGTAATGAATGAAGTCAAAAAAGGTTTGGATGAGGGCGTTCATTTTTTTGTTATTTTGAAAGGAAGGCAGCTTGGAATCACCACAATCTCACTCGCCCTTGATCTCTACTGGCACTTTATCCACCCAGGGTTGCAAGGCACACTTACAACGGATACGGAAGAAAATCGGGATATGTTCCGATCAACCCTTGCCATGTATATGGATGGTTTACCCAAAGAGTACCGTATCCCCTTGCTTGCCCATAATCGGAACCAGCTTTCCCTCAAAAATCGCTCTCGACTCTTTTATCAAGTCGCAGGGCTTAGAGCGAAAGGATCTTTGGGTCGTGGCAAGGCTATTACATACTTACATGGTACCGAAACAAGCTCTTGGGGAGATGAGGAAGGACTTGCTTCTCTCTTAGCGTCTTTGGCTGAAACCAATCCTGATCGGCTGTACTTGTTTGAATCGACTGCCCGTGGTTTTAATATGTTCCACGATATGTACACCACCGCTAAACGGGCTAGAACCCAAAGAGCGATCTTCTGTGGCTGGTGGCGTAATGAACTCTATAGCCTAGATTCCAATGGCAACACCTACAAGGTGTACTGGGATGGCAAGCTCACAGGCGAAGAAAAGGAATGGGTCAAGGATATTAAAAAGCTCTATGACTTTGACATCAATTCACGGCAAATAGCCTGGTGGCGTTGGAAGTTATTTGAAGGAATCAAAGACGATAGCCTGATGTATCAGGAGTTTCCGCCTACTGAGGACTACGCTTTCATTATGACGGGGACTAGTTTCTTTTCCAATGCCCGTTGCACCGATGCCGTCAAGTCTTTAAAGAAGAAAACCTTTGCATCTTACCGTTATGTCTTTGGTACAAACTTCCAAGATACCGAAGTCATCAAGTCTACCGATAGGTTATGCACTTTAAAGGTTTGGGAAGAACCTGTAGACACGGCTTATTATGTTTTGGGCGCTGATCCAGCCTACGGAAGCTCTGACTGGGCAGATCGTTTTTGTATCCAGGTGTTCAGAGTCTACTCAGATGGCTTAGAGCAAGTCGCTTCTTTTGCTACCTCTGAGATGAATACCTACCAGTTTGCTTGGGTAATCGCCCACTTAGCAGGTGCTTACAAGAACTCTACCCTCAATTTAGAGGTCAATGGTCCAGGTCAAGCAGTGATTAATGAGTTAAAGAACCTGAAAAGACAGGCTGCCCACATGGGAAGCGCTATGGGTAAGGATCTGATGGATGTTTATGCCAATATGCAGAACTATATCTGGCGCAGGAACGATACCTTGGGCGGTATGAGCAATTCGATTGGTTGGTTAACTACTTCTGCTACCAAAGAGAGGATGCTGACCTACATGAAGGACTTTTTTGAGCGTGGCATGATGGAAATTAACGATATGGACACCATTGAGGAGATGAAAACCATGGTTCGTAACGGTGGCTCCATAGAAGCAGCAGGTAGGAACAAAGATGACCGTGTGATTGCTTGCGCCTTGGCAGCGGCAGCGTTTGCAGAGCAAGTTCAGCCTAGATTGATCGCAACTCAGATTTCTAGGACCGTTTCACGGGTACAAGATGACTTTACCCCTGAACAACTCACGGTTGGGCGCAATGTATCTGATTATTTGAAGGCAATAGGGGTTTATGGGCAGGGTTAACACAGCAATCACTAAATTAGAGCTAAAACGCATCATGAGGCGCTTTATTGACGATAAAAACCGTGGAATTTCGCTAAAGCTGTTTGCTAACCATGCTGGCTTATCGGAATCCCATTTTTACGATATTTTCAAGTATTTGAACGAACCATTGACAGAAATGATGCAAATACGGGTATCTAAGGCATATCAAGAGTATTGCCGTGGCGAACTAGCCATTATGCAAAATCGTAACAATACCCGTTTTGTTCAGTATCGCAAAGAACCAAAGCCACAATTTGAAAGAACCAGCAAATTAGAGGTGGTTGATGGCAGGATTCAAATTAAGCTCGGAATTAAACCAAAATATGAATATAACGATTTAACACTTGACGAACAGTTGAAGGGGAGATAACAATGGCAGTAGTAAATGATTATAAGTGTCCAAAGCACGGCTATTTTGAAAGTAGAAAAGCCGAATGTCCAATGAAGGATTGCCATGAAGAAGTTTTTATTGTTTTTCTGCAAGCCCCCAGTATGGTGTCTGCAAAAACTCGCTTCACCGACAAGAGCACTAAGCAATTGGCTATCGAGTTTGGAATGTCCGACATCAAAACAGCCCGTGAAGGCGAGAACCAGGCGGGTTACCTCACCCGTAACAACAAGTTCTCCGAAAAAGAATACGCAGAAGCCGAAAAGTTCGCCACCCGTAAAAAAGGCAACAAGGACAAAATCAAGCCCGATCTCCCGCCAGTACAAAGAGAAGCTAGAGCAGGAGATTCAGCGATATGGGGCGGGGGCTTTCAAGGATTGAATATGCAAAGTCTATTAGCTGGCAGAGGCGTTCAATCCATTAAAGGCGAACAAGTTGGTTTGACACCAAGAGAAGCAGGTATAAAATCAGGACCTAGAACTGACCCAAGCTCAACGATGCGAGATCCTGATAACTTACAGATTAAAAAATGAGAATCCCAGATAACGATAACGATAGAGAAAACTTTTATTTGGAGCTAATGCAAAAATGCTTAGTATCCAAAGAGGAAAGAAGTGCTGACTACTCATCCCTCAGATCGTATTACTTATTTGGCTCAGGACCTGAAGAACCACCAGCGTACTTCAATAAAATTAATCCGCATTTAGATCAGTTAACCAGTTTTTTGTACTCTGCTGAAACCACTCGCTTCTCGATTTCACTAGGCGCTGGCGTTAATGCGGTCAATCAATATAAATCACCTGCGCTAACCCAGGCGATTAATGATGAGTGGCTTAATTCTAATGCGGATCAGGTGTTCTCCACGGCTCTAAACTGGGCTTTGGTTTATGGCACAACTTATGTCAAGCTCATTTTTAATGATGGCATCCATCCCTATATGATTGATCCTTGCACGGTAGGGGTGTTGCGAGAAGATAGTCCGTATACCAGTCGGCAAGAAGCGATTGTTCAGACCTATTACATTACCAAGTCAGAGCTATATGCACGGCTATATTCACATCCTAAGCGGGAAAAGATTGTAGAACGGGTGAGTGCGAGCTATAACGAAGTTCAAACTGACATTCCTGAAGGCATTAACCGTTTACTGGTATCGCAAACAGGTCCACAAATGTATGGCAATGTGAACTTGCAACTCAATGACATCAATCGTTATAAGGCACGGGTGTCAGAAGAAACCGTAGAGATGCACGAACTGTGGGTTTGGAATGATGCTACTAACGATTATCAAGTAGTCACGATTGCCAGTCCTGATGTGATTATTTATGACCGTTCTGGCGAATCCATGTTCCTAAAAGGCGAATGTCCTTTTGTGCAAATTTGTCCTAACCCTTTATACGATTACTACTGGGGTGCGTCTGAGTGTCAAAAGCTAGTTTTATTGCAACAGTTACGCAATCAGCGTATGGCTGAGATCCTTGAGTTACTCAGTAAACAAGTCAATCCACCAACTGCTCTCTCAGGCTTTATGGGCATTTTGGATGAGAAGAACTTTGCTCTAAACCGCCCAGGTGGGCTACTGGCTTCAGATATGCCTAATGCTAAGGTAGATCGGATGGCTCCTAATATGCCACCTGATCTATTTGAAGTGATCCATGAGATTGATGCCATGTTTGCTGAAGTATCAGGCATTAGTAATGTGCTTGAAGGTAAAGGCGAAGTCGGGGTGCGTTCAGCAGGTCATGCTAGTCAATTGGCTAGATTGGGTAGTTCCCGTGCTAAGAAGCGGGCTTTGATTGTGGAGGACTCTCTTGAAAAAGTGGCAACCCTTTATCTTAAACTCATCCAAGCCTACGATCCGACTCATTTTCATGATGTTAACGATCAACCGTTTATTGCCAACCAATTCACTAAAGATTTTGTGGTTAAGGTCGATGCTCACTCTAATTCGCCCATTTTTACAGAGGACTTAAAAGACCTAGCCTTTAGCCTCTTTAAAGCCGAAGCAATTGATCGTGAAGATTTGCTTGACTTACTAGAACCACCAATGAAACAATTACTTAAAGATAAGTTAAAGAAGCGAGAAGAAAAGAACGAAGCTATGCAAGCTATGGCTCCCCCGCCACCTCCACCAAAAGGATAAAGCATGAAGAACCCTGAACAAAGAGAAAATGAACCCGCAATGGCGCTAATGAGTCCACGGGAAAAGCGTATGGAAGCAGGAGAGTCAGAGCGAGTAGAACCTAAAACTATTTATCGTAATATGGGCGCTTCAGTGACTAAAAATGAAATGCGTAATATGCGTAAAGGAAAGAGATAATCATGCCTTCCAATACTGTTCCAATGACCCAATCGACTTCTGACCAGCCTAGAGTAAGCACTGAGTCTTTAGATCGTGGTCAACAACCTGCTAGTGTGCAATATCGCAATCAAGCAACACCTAGTTTTGATCGCAGCATGAAAACCCGTGCTGCTCCTAGATCTGTTCGTAGTTAACCAAAAGGAGTCCAATATGTACGGTAAAACTCGTAAAACTCGTAAATCTCGCAGATAATTTTCTCCTTCACGGGAAAGTTCCTTGGGGGGGTGGAAATAAAATAAATCCCCCTACTTGACAATTGATAGTTTTAGTTTAGGCTATGCAATAACTTAATAGGAAATGTCTATGGGCGTGCCTTCCGAAGAATTAATGAATATGATTAAGAGTCAGCGTGATAGCGCTACTCCTAATGGAATACCTGATGTGCCAACAGGTGCTGGAGATATGGGGATCTCAGATCCTAATAGCCCACCAATGGCTGCTCCAATGTCAACTCCAGAACCAAAGATGGGCAATCGTGAAGCAGCCCTGATTAATGTATCAATGGCAATGGACTTGTTAGAGCAATCTTTACCTGCAATCGGTAGTGAATCAGCCGAAGGAAAGCAAATTTTGTCGGCTATTCGTAGCATGATCGGTGTACTAGGCGTTAAGAAAGCCAGCACTGCTGAATTGCAACCTGCTGAGATATTGCAGATGTTACAAAGTTTACCTCAAGCTGGCGGTGCTTCTCCTGAAAGTAAGGCGATGATGTCAGCACCAGCAATACCTGGTATGGCTCCAGAAGGACCACCACCAGCCTTGCCAATGCCTCCACCTACAGGTGGCGGTGCAGTACCCCCTGGCGCACCTGTACCTCCACCATTACCACCCCCCATGTAAAGGAAAATAATATGGATCTGTTTAAACCCCGTGGCGCTTCTGCTCCTCGCAACCCAACTGACAACAACCAAAAAAATGGTCAAATTATCAATACTCCTCGTTACTCAGAGTTTGGTGGTTTAACTGCTTCAAACAAAGCTGGCTCTAAGAACATGATGACGATGAGCAAGCCTGGCGATACGAAAAAAGTCATTTAACGAATTAGGGGATAAAAATGTCTTTAGAAGATCTAAGTTTTGAACAGCGTGACGAATTAGCTTTGCTAATGAAGGATATGGCTGAGAATCCATCCACTCGCAAGGAAGTATTGCGTTTGACTAAGAAGCTCCGCCCTAATATGCCAATTCCTGAACTGGAGATTGAAGATTACACTGAAAAGAAAATCAACAATGCAGAAGAACGGGTAGCGCAGTTAGAAGCTAAGTTGCGTGAAAAAGATGCTATTGGTGAGCTTAAAATGCGTAGAGATAACTTGTTTAAGAAGGGTTTAGCCCATTCTGAAGAAGATATACAAGAAATCGAAAAGCTAATGCTCAGCAAAGGAATGACCAATCACGAAACAGCAGCAGAGTATTTTGATTGGATGAAACAAGCTGCCGTGCCAACACCTTCAGGCTACAATCCTAATCCATTGAAAGGTTTTGACCTTTCTAAGTTTTGGAAAGATCCAAAAAGTGCAGCACGCAATGTGGCAGCAGAAGCATTAGGTGAGTTGCGTAAAAACACTCGCCCAATAGGGTATTAGTAGTAGAGGGGATATTTTAATTTTTGTTTGGAGATAAACCATGCCTATAGGTGGCGGAATTCTTCCAGCGTCAGGTTCTTCGCAATACAATGAGTTGACTTATGTTACTCGTAGAGCGTTTATCCCCAAGCTGGTAGTACAACTTTATAACAGCACACCCCTGATGGCTGCTTTGATTGCTAACAGTCAACAAGCCTCTGGTGGTGTATCCCAAGTAACCGTTCCAGTTCAAGGCGCACAGTTTGTTAATGCCCAATGGTCTGACTATTCTGGTTCGTTTAACCAGCCGTCAGTTCAGCAAGGTGCTTTCAATGCTGAGTTCAACCTTAAACTGATGATTGCTCCAGTACCATTCCTCGGAATGGAAGGTGCAGTTCAGCAAGACTATGCAATTATTCCTCTCATTGAAGCACGCATGAATGATGCTACCAATGTGATGATGGATGCTATGGCTACTGCCCTGTATACCAATACTACGAACACTCAACAGTTTATTGGTTTGCCTGGTGCAATTGATGACGGTACTAACATGGTTACCTACGGTAACATCAATAGAACTACCTATACTTGGTGGAAATCTAAGGTGTATAACGCAGGTTCTGTGAACCCAACTCGTCAAAACATTCTCCAGTACATTTCAGGTACTGTAAAGAATGGCGCTGAAGTTCCTACTTTTGGCGTATGCGGATTTGGTACATGGACACTTTTAGCCCAAGATTATGTGGGTCAAGAGCAATATGTTATTACCCCAGGTAACGGTTTCGATTCAGATGCTAACGGTCCTTCAGCAGCTTTCCGTGCTTTGATGGTCGCTGGTGTTCCTGTTTATCCAGATCCTTACTGTCCAGAAGGTACGGTTTATTTCATTAACTCGAATTACTTGAGTCTTTACATTCACGATCAAGGTTCATTCGTATTTACTGGCTTTGAATCGACTCTCCCTAATTGGCAGATTGGTTATGTTGGCGCTGTCTTGATGATTGCCGAATTGGTAAGCGTTAAGCCAAAGTCAATGACCAGGGTATCTGGCTACAACTCTATTTCATTATAAGGAGAACTAGTCATGGCACTCGGTCTAAATAAGATTTTAGTAACAGGCACTTATGCAAATACTGCTGCTGCATACTACCAAGCAGTTTCCAATATTACCGTCACTACGGCTGGTAATGTGGTTCCTGCTGGTACTTACATGGCATTTGCAACCGCCAATGTGGTAATTCAAGCTGTATCGAATTACAACGCTACTTCTAATGTGGCTACATTCTCAAATGTATACCCCATTAACTCTGGTGGCGTTATCATTTCTGACGGTATTAATGTGCAACTATTGGCAACCACTAATACTTCAGTGCAATTGATTACTGTCAATGGCGGTCAAGCTGTTTCAAGTACCTACGCTAGTTAAGGGGAAAGATAATGGCTAACCAAGATGCAGTTGCTAATCTGTATTTAAGTTCTTTTGGTAATGTCCGCATTGCTTTTGCTGAAGCTGTATCTTTATCTGCAACAGGTAATGCGGTAGCCAATTTGTCATTTGCAAATGGTGGCTTAACAAACGGTGGGGCAGTAGCTAATTCGGGTTCAGTGATTGTAAGAAAAATTGTAATCACTAGCCCAGTTGGTTCAGTTTCTTCAGGAAATGTGGGAATTTATACTAGCAACAATGGTAATGATGCTAATTTAATTACTGCAAATACTGCTTTAACTGTACTGTCCGCAGCAGGTCGTTATCTTGATGTTCCGATTACTGGCGCTTATGGTGCTAATACCGTTATTTCTGGATCTACGACTTCAACTTTATTTGTTAAAGTTAACACTGCTTCAGGTAATGCAAACACCGTCAACATTAGTGTTTATGGTGATGTAGTCAACTTCTAATGTCTAGTATATTTGTAACCAACCATTCCGACAAACCATTGAAAGATGGCTTTGCTGGAGTGGTTTATAATTTTTTACCTGGCACAACTGTTGAAATTCCAATTGAAACTGCTAAGCATATTTTTGGTTATAAAGAAGAAAACAAAGAAGTTTACTTGGCACGGTTAGGATGGATAAAAACTTCCAATGATTTAGATACAGGTTTTGAAATCTTGTCTAAATGGGAGCTATCTGATGAACCGCCAAAAAAGAACCAATCGTTATCCCCGTTGGTGGAAAGAGTACCTCTCCCTTCTTCAAAGAGGGGTGGGGGAAAAGTCCTACAGGCTGTAGCATGAACTATGGATACTAAACTATGGCTACGCTCAATTCCTACATTACTGAAGTGCAGAGATTACTGCATGATGCAAACGCTAACTTTTATAGCACCGCACAGTTAACCGACTACATTAACTCTGCACGGGAACGAGTTGTCCGTGATACAGGGTGTCTTAGAACAATTCAAGTAACTCAAGTTCCTTGCGCTGTACCTCCTGGCAATACTATTAATGGTGCAACACCTGCTAATCCGACTCCTTGGGTAGCGGATACCGTTGTCGTTGCCAATACTTTTGTTTATAGCAATATCTATATATATCAATACATTACAGGTGGAACTTCAAGTTCTACTCCACCTGCTTATCCTGCTAGTGGCTACAATTACCCACCAAGCACTGCCTTTGCTGATGGCACTGCTACTTTGCAATATGTTGGCGATACAGAAAATGTTTACTACGCTTCTTTGCCACAAGGTTTAAATACCCTAGATATTGTTAACATTAACCTATATTGGGGTAACTCTCGTATTCCAATGGATTACATGGCTTGGTCTAACTTTAACGCTAGGATGCGGATTTGGCAAAACAATGTCAGCCGACCAATTGTTTTTAGTATTTATGGACAAGGCAATATCTATGTAGGTCCTGCTCCAGATCAAGTCTATCAAATTGAGCTAGATACGGTTATTTTGCCAACGGCTTTAGTGCAAACAGCGCCTACAGCAGTTGATCCGATTGCTGACCCTTATACCTCTGCGGTCAAGTTTTACGCAGCATATCTTGCTAAGTTTTATGAGCAAAGCTATGGCGAATCAGAAATTTTTAAACAAGAGTATTTAAAACAAGCTAACTCAATTTTGAATAGCACCTTTACTCGCAGGATTCCAACCGCATTTAATACACCTTAATTTATCATGGCTTCGGCAGAACAGAAAAAGTCCTACCAGGTTATTAAGCAGTTTAAAGGGCTTAATACCAAAGCAAACCGAACTGCCATTGGTGAGGATGAGTTTTCATGGCTAGAAAATGCTCAACCTGTTGGTTTTGGCAACTTAAAGATTACTCCAACCCAAGCTGTTGTTCGAGATTCTAGCAACAATGCGGTGGTTTTTTCCAATACCGTAACCCATTTTGCTTCTGCCAGCTTAAATATTACAGACTATGTTTTAGCCTTTTTATCAAACGGTTCAGCCGAATATTACAATGTTACAACCAGCACTAAAGGCACTGTAGCTGTAGCTGGTACCTTTTCTAATGCAGGTATTCAGGTTAGCCAATACAACAATGACCATGTTTTAATCTTAGATCAGTCTAAGGGTTTATACCAATGGGATGGCAACAACACCACTAGTATTGGCTCAGTTGGTTTAGTAGCCATGGTCAATTATGGTTCTGGCTACAATACGGCTCCTTCGGTAACCATTTCAGGACCAGATGAAGTTGGCGGTGTTCGGGCTGAAGCTGTTTGCGCTGTTACTGGTAATGCTGTTACTTATGTAACCTTAACTAATGCAGGATCGGGTTACACCAATGCCAGTAACCTTACCGTAACCTTTGCTGGTGGCGGTGGTTCTAATGCCAGCGCTATTGCAGAAATTTTAACTTTTAGGCAAGGCACGGTGGCTACTGCGGTAGTCAATGGCGGATCAGGCTATACCAACGGCACAACGCCTGTTACCTTTAGCGGTGGCGGTGGCACGGATGCAGCAGCTACAGCGATCATTCGTAACAATGCCGTATCTGTAGTGGTGATGACCAATTATGGTCAAAACTATACCAATAACGCCAACATTACTGCTACGATCTCGGCTGGTGGCTCTGGCGCTAATTTAGTTCCTGTTATCAATAACGAGCCTAATGTGGGAGTTTCCTCATTTTCTGGCAGGGTCTGGGTTGCCTTTGGGCGCTCAGTAGCTTACTCTGCTGCAGGTTCTTATAGCGATTTTACTAGCGTATCGGCTGGCACAATCGTCATTACAGACTCTACTTTGCATGGCAATATTGAGCAAATCGTTGCTGCTAATAACTTTTTATATGTCTTTGGCGATGACTCTATCAATGTGTTCTCTGATGTACGGGTAACTACGGCTGGTACGACCTTATTTACCAATACCAATGTGAGCGCATCAGTAGGCTCTAAGAATTCTTACGCTATATTCCCGTACTTTAGATCTGTGCTGTTTATGAACGATTATGGGGTTTACGCCCTGGTTGGCTCTACCACTTCTAAGCTCTCAGATAGCCTAGATGGAATGTTTGCCAATATTGACTTTACTAGCCCTGTTTATGCAGGTCAGGTTCTAATTAATAATATCCTGTGCGCTGCCTTTAATTTCCGTTATTACGACAATATATTTACTGATAGTTACCGTTATATTCAAGCTGTTTTCTTTGAAAAACGCTGGTTCTTAACTAGCCAAGATAATGACTTAAAGTTTATTGCTACGGTTCCGTTTAATGGAAAAGTCAGTCTTTATGGGGTCACTAATAATGCTTTGCATAAGCTGTATGCCAATACTACAGAACCGATTACCAGTCGAATCCAAACCGCTTTATTGCCTTTGACTGATCCAATCCGTACCAAACAGGCTTTAAAATTTGGTATTGAAGCAACACTTACCCAAGGCGCTGTTTTAGATGTCACAGTAGATTCTGAAAATGGTTCTAGCCCTGTCTATACTCTGCAAAACTTTATTACTTGGATCAATAATTCCAATCAAACTATTGCTTGGACAAATAGTAGTTCTACAGTAATATCGTGGTTAGGTGGGACTGGCTATACCCTTTACAAGTCTGACGCTATGCAATGGGGAAAATATTTAGGGTTAACCCAAACTTCCAACTCGGCTGGATTTGTTGTTAACACATACGAATTTGAACATGAATTGAGAGTGAGGTTCTAAAATGCCAGGAGTTCCCTTTACATTTGGTAATGCAACTACGGCAATACCATTAACTAATCTAGACGCAGACTTTAATACTACAGCAACGCTAGGTAACGCAGCCATTGGGCTTGGCAATACTACTACAACTGTTGGTAATTTAAGCCTAGGTAATGTCCTGATTACCAGTGTTGCGACTACCTTTCCCAATAGCTTTTTAGCCAATAGCACAGCTACTTTAGGTAATGCTACTTTAACGCTAGGAAGCTCAACCACGGCAGTTGGTAATTTAGCGCTCAACAACGCTACGATTGAGAATATTCAAGAGCCAGCAAACATTACGGCTACAGCAGCCAACGCCACAATCAACATTGATATTTTGTCTAATGTGGTGGTCTATTGCACAGCCAACGCTACTGGTAACTTTACGGTTAATTTCCGTGGAAATGCAGGTACAACCTTTAATAATGCAGTGCCAGCTAATGTTTCCGTTTCAGCTAGTTTAGTGACTGCTCAAGGCGCTACGGCTTATTACAATAGTCTTGTACAAGTTGACGGTAGTACGGTTACCCCCAAGTGGCAAGGCGGAACAGCGCCCACAACTGGAAATGCTAACTCAACTGATACTTATGTTTATGTTGTTATGAAAAGTGCAGCAAATACTTACACAATCTTAGCCTCTCAAACTAAATTCGCATAAATGCCACGCTTATCTAAAATCGGTGCAGCAGCCTTAGCAGCCTTTGGATGGACTGCTGGTGCTGGCGGTGTGTCGGCTAGTTACCTTATTGTTGCTGGTGGCGGAGGCGGTAATGGAGGTGGAGGTGGCGCTGGAGGTTATCAAGCTAGTACAACATCTTTAGTTTTAACCACTTCTTACACTATAACCGTTGGCGCAGGTGGAGCTTCAAATACTATTGGCAGCAATTCTTCTATAACAGGTTTAACTGCTTCTGTAGGTGGTGGTAAGGGTGGTGGCGGTAATGGTGGTTCTGGTGGAGGTGCAGATAATGGAGCACCTTCATCCTTTGGTACTGGAACTGCTGGACAAGGCAATAATGGTGGTCAAGGTACAAGTTCTGTAGCTGCTAGTGGTGGAGGCGGTGGTGCAAGCGCAGTTGGAGCAAATTCTACAAGTGGCGCTGGTGGTGCTGGCGGTGCTGGATCTACTTCTTCAATTTCTGGTTCATCTGTAACTTATGCTGGTGGCGGTGGTGGTGGCGGTACTACCTCTGGTGGCGCTGGAGGATCTGGTGGCGGTGGTGCTGGAGCAACTACTACCGCAACTGCTGGAACAGCAAATACTGGTGGCGGTGGTGGTGGTATTTTCTTTTCTGGTCAAGCTGCTGGTGGCTCAGGCATCGTAATCATATCTTACGCAGGCGCACAAAAATTTGGTGGTGGCACAGTCACATCAAGCGGTGGCAACACTATCCACACATTTACTTCTAGTGGTGTACTAAGTCCTTTAAGTTCTTTATCTGCAAGCTATCTCATCGTAGCTGGTGGTGCTGGTGGTGGAGCAAGTTCTGGTGGTCGTGGTGCGGGTGGTGGCGCTGGTGGATTAATTACTTCTACTGCTACTTTAGATATTAATTCAACATATACAGTAACCGTAGGTGCAGGTGGAGTGGCAGGAGATGGAACTACTGGCGTTAATGGACATGGTGGTAATGGATCAAATTCCACAATTAGTATAGTTACAACAACTGTTATAGGCGGTGGCGGTGGTGGTGCAAATGATGCCACAGGTCAAGCAAATGGAAATAATGGTGGTTCTGGCGGTGGAGCGCACTATAACGGAACTGCTGGATTAGGTACAGCAGGACAAGGTAATGATGGTGGAATTGGAACCGTAACTCCAAACTTTGGATCTGGGGGTGGTGGAGGAGCAAGTGCTGTTGGCGTAAACGGAACAACTACTAATGGTGGTAATGGTGGCGCTGGTACAGCATCCTCTATTACAGGCTCATCTGTAACTTATGCTGGTGGCGGTGGTGGACAAATATTTAGTGGCACTGTGGGATCTGGTGGTTTAGGTGGCGGTGGTGCTGGTACTGGAGTTAATGGTACTGCTAACACAGGTGGTGGTGGCGGTGGATTAGGTTCTGGTTCACCAGGCGGTTCAGGCGGTTCTGGCATCGTCATCATTTCATACGCTGGTAGCCAACAATTCTCAGGCGGTACTGTTACATCTTCTGGTGGAAATACCATACATTCGTTTACCAGTAGTGGAAGCCTTAAAGGTAATGTTACCTATGGTGGTTTTTATAGCGGAACAAATTATTTAACTCTTGGTGGACCTTCAGCATTAGCTTTAGGATCTGGTTCTTGGACTATTGAAATGTGGTACTACGCTATTGCATTTACTACATTCCAAGTTCTATATGAAGGAAGACCAGCAAGTACAAACGGAGCATACCCAACCTGCTCTGTTGGAAATGATGGCGCAGTTAGATTTGCAGTAAATGCTGCAGAACCTATTGTTAGTGCAGCAGGATTAGTTTCTACAAATAAATGGAATCATCTTGCTTGGGTAAAAAATGGTTCAACAATTACAGCTTATTTAAACGGTATTTCCGTTGGAAGCGCTGCGGATACGGTTACATACTTAAATAGTGGATCATCACCGTATATTGGAACAAACGCATTTGGTGCGGGTACCGCAACATATACCGTTAATGGCTATATTTCTAATCTGCGTGTAGTAAAAGGTATTGCTGTTTATACAGCGAACTTTACACCTCCAACTTCACCATTAACTGCAATTACTAATACAGCATTATTAACATTACAAAACAGCACTATTATTGATAATTCGATCAATGCTTTAACTATTACTAACAATGGTAGTTTAACAACGGCTATAGTTTCTCCATTCTCATTATCGTCAGGAATTTAAATATGGCACATTTTGCAAAAGTAGAAAACGGCATCGTTACAGATGTAATTGTTGCCGATCAAACATTTATTGATAGCGGAGTTTTGGGAGATCCAGCTTTATGGGTTCAAACTTCGTATAACACTTACGGAAATGTGCATTACGCACCTAGCCCTCCTGCCGAGCCAATGACTCCTGATGGTGGCACTCCGCTTAATTACAACTATGCTGGTATTGGCTATTCATGGAATGGTACAGGCTTTGCAGCCCCGCAACCTTATCCTTCATGGGTGTTAGATCCAGCTACTTACTTATGGGAAGCGCCAACGCCTCCAGGACCTATGCCAACTACAGGTGGACCTTGGGCGTGGGATGAGGCAACTTTATCGTGGGTAGAAGCCCCCGTAGGAGCATAAAATGGGTATCAATGCCTTTTGTAAAACAGGTAACACCGTTGTTTTTACGGCTGCATCTACTCCACCTACTCCTGTGCTATGTAGTTCTACCACTTTAGGTGGTAATCAATATCGCATTATTAATGCAGGTACAACTACGGTATTTTTAGGATATGGTACTAGCGCTGCTAATGCTACAGCTACGGCTGTTGCTGTTACCAGTTCTCAAGCAGCATTTCCATTACTTGCAGGTACAGACGAGATTCTGACATTTGCTCCTAATGCGTATTTTACAGGCTACAGCACTACAACTGCTGTTGTTTATATTACCCCTGGCGATGGAGTGTAATCATGGTTCTTAAAGTCGTTTCGGCTAGTGGCGGTAGTAGTGGTGGCTTGAGTTATCAAGGCACATGGAACGCTGCGACCAATACGCCTACTTTAGTAAGTAGCGTTGGAACGACTAATAATTACTATATTGTTTCCGTTGCAGGAACAACCAATTTAGACGGCATTAGCATCTGGTCTGAGGGTGATTGGGCTATCTTTAATGGCACAACATGGGAAAAAGTATTAGGTGGTAGCACTGAATCCTTTACTAACATTACCGTTACTGATCTTACTGGCTATATGTATGCCAATGGCTCTAATCTTGTTACAGCCTCAACTACTATTCCAGTAGCCAATGTCACGGGTGCAGTAGCCAATACTAGAACCATTATTGCAGGTACAGGCTTATCTGGTGGTGGTAATTTAGCAGCCAATGTCACTTTAGCTATAGCAAACACGGCTGTTACTTCAGGTGTTTATGGTAATTCTACGCAAGTAGCACAAGTTACCGTTAACTCACAAGGACAATTAACCAATGTTGCTAATGTTACGATTTCTGGCACTTCTCCTGGTGGCGTTGCTGGCGGTGACCTTACTGGGACTTATCCAAATCCTACACTTAATACTAGTGGCGTTGTTGCAGGTGTGTATGGCAATACAAGCGCAGTTTCTCAAGTTACTGTCGATGCTAAAGGTCGGGTAACTAGCGCATCCAATGTTCTCATTACTGTAGCCAATACAGCCATTACCAGTGGCAATATCACCATTGGCAATACCACCATAGGACTTGGAAACACCGCTACTACAGTAGGCAATCTAGCCCTTCAAAATGCTAATATTCAAAGCGTAGCAACAACCTTTCCTAACAGTTTTCTGGCTAATTCAAGTGCTACATTAGGAAATACCCTAGTTACTCTAGGTTCTACGATTACTAGCTTAGGAAACCTTACCTTAGCTAATGTGACTATTACGAGTGGTACAGAGAATGTAACCACCTTTAGATATACCTCTAATATTGCTTCTAACGCTACTTTTAGTTCAGCGACCATGATGCTGATTCCTGCTGGCTACATTATTGCTAATGTAAACAGTATCAATGTCAAAATTCCTTACTATGCGATCTAATTCATGGATACTCAAAATCTTTTCAATATTGCGATTGCTATAGCTGGATTCCTAGGAGGTTGGGTGCTAAATAACATTAGTAAAAGCCTAAATAGACTAGACGAAGATGTCAGGGAGATGCCCCTCATGTATGTCACTAAAGATGACTACAGAGCAGATATTACTGAGATCAAAGGGATGTTGGCAGAGATTTATAAAGAGTTAAGAGATAAGGCTAATCGGTAATGGACTTTGATACCCTCTCAACGGTAGAGTATGGCAACCTTGACTCATTAAAGGACTTTTTGTTCGTTAATGCTCAACAACACCAGGTATTTAGGGAAACATTCCTAGATCAAGGCATATTAGTGCCAGCTTTCCCTATTGCAGAGGCAGATACCGACTTTTTAGACGACTGGTTACTCGCCCATCAGGTCGAACATCAGAGTTTTGCAAACCTTTTGGAGCTTAGTAACCCCTTTAATATGCTCGATGTAGACTGGAATGTGGAAAATGATTTTTACGATTGGATCGCTTCCCACTTGTATATTCATCAACAAATTGCTGGTACTTTAGGACTTACTTAATGGCAACGAATCCACTTTCCCCGCCCCAAAAAAAAATGGATTTTCCTGATGGTGAAGTGATGACGGCTATGCAAAACAAAGGACAAGTTACTCAATCCCCTGAAGTTGAGCAAGCTAAACAACAGTTAAAAGCTGTTCTAGCTAAGGACAACATCAACCCTAGCCTAGTGGTTCAAATAGGTCAAATGGCTGAAAAATCATTGCGGGATAAAACCTTATATCCGATGGTTAAGCAACAAGCGATTCAATCTAAGATGGCTCAGGCAGCAGAAATCCAAGAAGGCTTTGATTACCGTTTTATTGGTGCAATTATTTCAGCAGGTAAATTAGCCCAAATGCTAATGGGAGATCAATAATGGATTACGGCAGATTAGCTAGTCTTTATAGACAATATTTAGGGCGTGATCCAGAGCCAGGTGCTGAAAGCTGGCTACAGTACGATGATGGAACCATTGAAAATGGCATTGCTAATAGCGAAGAAGCTAATAACTTCCGTAATCAATCTGGACAACAACAGCAGCCAGCACCAGAGCAACAACAGCCACAAGCGCCATCTGGTTTAGATGACAACGCTATTCGCCAGTTATATCAGCAGTATTTAGGGCGAGATGCTGACCCAGGCGGACTAAATACTTGGCGTGGACAAAGTTATGAACAGGTACTTCAGGGAATCCTTGGAAGCGGAGAGTATGCACAGCGCATAACAAGCCAACAACCTGCTAAAACCCCTGAAACACAGCAACCTCAATCTGGTTTAAATGATGCACAAGTAAAGCAACTTTATAACCGTTATTTAGGTAGAGATCCTGACCCTGATGGAATGAATACCTTTCGTGGCATGGATGCAGCGCAAGCCATCAGAACAATTGCTACTAGTCGAGAGTTTTTAAATAAACAGGATGCAAAACAAGCTGCTGCCAGTAATGATATTGCTCAGTATGGCTTTACTTTTGATATAAACAATCCTCAAAATGGCGCTGTTAGAACAGACCGAAGCAATGGACAGTATACCTTTACCTATGCCAATGGAGCTTCAGCTACTTTTGGAGATTATGGTTTACCTTGGGCGCAAATGATTGAAAGCGTTAGTCCAGCACTTTCAACTTATGAAGATCCTGCCAATATGCGCTTGGGTTATCGTAATTATGCTTATGCAGGTTCAACTGCGCCAGATGAAATCACAATTAATGGTCAACCTGTTACTGTTAAAAAACAAGAATTATTATTAAATTCTCAAGGAAAAGTATTTACTGATCCAACTAAAGGAAATCGTACTTACACCATTCAGGAAGTATCCCCTCAACAAAAAGACTCTCAAACCTTTCAAGTATTTGACACTGTCATTAAAATTGGCGCAGCAATTATAGCGAGTGCAGCTTTTGCTCCAGTTGGAATGGCAATTTTAGAATCTGCTACTGCAATGACTGCTGCTGAATTAACCGCAGCTTATGGAGCGACAGCCGTTAATGCTGCTGCTTCAGCAATATCTGCTGGTGGTTCAAGCGCACTTAATACCGCTTTACAGGGCGGAGATTTTAACAAAATTGCTGAAGCTGCTGCTATAGCATCTGCTACTGCTGGCGTAACCTCTGGTATCTCAAGTGAAATTAACGCTGCCTTACCAAAAGATTTACCAGCAACTGCTTCTGGCGCTCTTGCTAGAGGAACGACTGGATCGGTCACGGCTCTTTTAAGTGGAAAAGATCCCATAACAGGGGGTATTAGAGGTGCTATTAGTGGCGCTGTTGGTGGTGCAGTTAAAGATATTCAGACAGATGGCTATGATTTACAGGGTGACGATCAAGTATTTGATACTGAGGAACAGCGTTATTTAACACCTTATGAGGTATCAGTCAAATATCCTGAGCTATATCCTGAAGGATTGCCAGTAGAAGAAAGAACTATTGGTGAAAAGTTAGCGAGTACTACGGCAACTACCTTGGCTGGCGCACTATCTTCTTACTTTTTCCCAAGTACCAAGCCTTCTACTGGAAGCGCTCCTACTAGTGGCAGAACAGTTACTCCTAGTACAGGAGCAAAAGAAGTTGTAAGACAAACAAATCAACCAAATCAAAGTACAGCAACTCCTATGATGTCAACTGGTAGCGCAAGTAGTGGCGCAAGTCCAGCAACTAGTTCATACTTTGGACCTAGCACAGCAGCCCTAGGGCAAGCCTTAAACATTGGTAATGCAGCATTGGCAAGCGGTGGCGGTGGAGATCAAGGTTCAAGTGGGCAAGAACTTAGCGAAGAATCAGGAGCAGCACCTAAGAAGAAGTGGGTTAATGCCCAATCTTTACGAGATCTGGATGAAATAGGGAGTTAAATATGAACAATACTTTATCAAAAACGCTTGGCTTGGGATTGCCAGCATTGGCAGAAATGATCCGTGCTAAAGGTCGGGGTAAAGATACAGTTCTTGCCCACATTACTCCTAGAGAGGCTGCTTTACTTAAAAGGCGTGGTGGTGCTGGAACAATTAATCCTGATACTGGCTTATTAGAATACTATGACGGTGAAGATACAAATTATGAACCTGATACTTATTATCCAGAACAGGCTGGTCCTACTTATGAAGAAATGGGATATGTACCAGAACAAGTTTATCCAGAACAAGCTGGTCCAACTTATAACGAAATGGGTTACACGCCACAAACTTATTACCCAGAACAAGCTGGTCCTACCTATGAGGAAATGGGGTATACACCAAGCGCAAGACAAATAGAACCTAATGCTCCTAATTATGGAGATTTTGGCTCAACTTTGTATCCTTTAAATGAACAAGGAATACCAACTCAGTTAACCCCAGAGCAAGCAGCAGCAGCTTATCCTCAGTTATATCCAGGCGGTGTGTTGCCAACTGAAGGTCAGGAAACTGTTTATACGCCTGACGGAAGATCGTATTATCAAAATTTAACTCCTGTTTCAACGGCTGGAGGACCTAAAACTAAGGAACAACAACAAAAAGAGAAGGATTATTCTAATCTTTTAAGTCAGTTACTACGCTTAGGTTTAGGTGCTGGTACAGCTTATGCTTTATCTAGAGGTGTTCAACAACCTGCTGCTAAGAAAGCAGAAGAACAAGCTCAAACTGCTAAGAATGAAAGAAATGCTATTGCTGCTCCGTATCAAGGCATTGGAAAAGGTTTAATTGCTGGTGCTCAAGCAGGTAATCTAAGTGCTAGTAACCTTCAAGCAGTTAAGGCAGCTAGAGCAATGGCAGCCCAAAACATTAGCCGTACAGGTGGCGTAGGAGTCTTACAAGGCGCTAACAGTATTGCTGATTTGGAAGCACGCCTCCTAGATAACCAGTTAATTCAAGGTATCAAGATTGCTAACATTGGTGATAACTACGCTATTAACGCTATCCAAGCAGGTATGGTTGCTGATAATGCTTTGGCAGCAAGTCAAGCAGACTTTGCTAAACAATTAGGAACTTTGCTTGCACCAATGGTATTGGGTTATAGCCCTAACTTACCTTCAGGCGTTCCAGGATCAAGACAAAGTCCAGGAGTAATTGATACTATCGCCAATGCTGGTTCAGATTTGCTCACTGGTGGTGGAAACTATAGCAATACCTTGACAGAACAAAAAGGAGAGATTTAATTATGTCTATTAATCCTGAAACATTAGGCAACTTCTCAAACCCTGTTGTTCCAAAAGCACCTAAAGCGCCTCGTATTAGCATGGGTGATTTAAGCCAAGCTAGTCAAGCTACAAGTGATGCGTACAAAGCTGAAGGTGAGGCTGCTGTTCAAAAATCTATTGGTGAAGCACAAGCTACCCGTGATGCAGCGTATCAAACATCAGATATACAGCGTGCAGCTAGAGAACCTATCTTAAAAGAACTCAGCACTGTATCTAAAGGGGTTGACTTTAAACCTACTCAGGAAACCTTTATTGGTATGTCCTCTTTAGCTGGATTGATTGCCTTTATTGGTACAGCATCAGGAAAATATGGCGCAAGTTCAGGTAGAGGCGCAATTGATGCCATGACAGGCATGATGAAGGGCTACCAAACTGGTAGACAAGATGTCTTTAGACGGGAACAGATCCAGTTTGACAAAGAAATGGCTTCTTTAAAAGCTACTCAAGATCGTTTATATAAAGAGCTAGAACTAGCGGATAAGACTGCTTTAATTGATTCAGCAAAAGCAAGCGCTGATCGTGCTGTTGCTGTAGCAGCGTCAGGAAGCGACTTCTTAAAGGCTTCTTACAATACTAAGGGCGCTCTTGGAGTTAAAGAAGATCTATATAAGTTTATGGATGCCCAGTTAAAAGCAGACAGGATGGCACAAGATTTAGGTCTTGCCATGATGAAATCTAACGCTAGAGATGCTGGAAAACCATTAAAAGATAAAGAAATTAATAGCATTACAGGGCTTGAATCCCTTGCTAATGGCTTAATGAACCTTAAAAACAAGTTTAAACCTGAGTACGCTAGTTTGGGTTTATTTGGTTTTGGTGCTGATTTACAAGCTGAAGCACTGCGTAGATTTGGCGATGAAGAAGGTAGAAAAGCAATCTCATGGTGGTCAGATTACCAACGCTTACAAGCACCTAATCGTCATGCCCTGTTTGGTGCTACCTTAACTGGTAACGAGCTTAAAAACTATCAAGAATTTACTGCTAAGAAAAGCGACCAGCCTAAAGTTGTTCAAAATATGATTCAAGATCAAATTGATTACACTTTAGATACAGCAGGTCAGCGTAGACGAGCATTTGAATCTTCTGGCTACCGTTTGCCTGATGCTGAACCAGTTAGCTTTACTGCTACTTATGGCAATGCTCCTACTGGTGGTGGAACTCAAGATAAGTATGTGACTGGAAAAGTATATACAGATAGCTCTGGAAATAAAGCTAAGTATTTAGGAAATGGAAACTGGGAGGATCAATAATGGCATTTGACCCTTCAACAGCAGCCTTAGCAGAAGAACCTAAAGGTAGGGTTACAGCTAAATTTAATCCAGATTCAATTGTTATTGAGCCAGAGAAAAAACCTAGCTTTGGAGAAAAAGCAGGTGCAGTAGCCTATGGATTAGGCACAAGTACATTGGGATCGCTTGGAGATATTGAAGAAACTCTTGTACCAAAACAAATTAGAGGTGGCGCTCCTATGGGCAGAGAAACTTATTTGCCAACCACTAAAGATATTCAAAGGGTTTATGGTGCAGTAGGTATTCCAAAACCAAGAGAAGATGTAAGTGGTTACCAAACTGCTGGAGAGATTGCCCCTGCCGTTCTTGCTGGAGGTGCAGCATTATATAAATTAGGAAAATATGGCGTTGGCAAGATTGGCAAGATGATGTCTGGTGGTAAAGATCTTGCTGAAGAACTCCAAAAAACAACAGGTAAAAGGTTACAAGAAGAAATCTCTACCGCAGGTACTCAAGCGGAAACTGCCCAGTCCCGTGCTAGTGCAGCAGAAAAAATTGCACAACGAGAAGCAGGTAAGGGCGAGGCTGCTTATGGTCAACTACCTGGCGTTACTGTTAGCACAGAGGCTGGCGCTACTAAAGCTATTCCACAGTCATTAAATGAAATTGGTTCAGATATTAGGTCAATAGTTGACCAAAAATACAATGCTTTAAAAGCTACCCGTGAAGCTAATGCAACAACCAACAAAACTGAGGCATTTAATTTTGCTTTAAATAAAGAAAAAGCTGGTCAAAAGGTAGCAGACACAGAAGCATTTAAAGACGCATTAAAAACAATTAACGCTGAAATTGTTAATCCTGATACTAAATTAGCTATAGCATCCGTTGACGCAATTAAAAATCAATTGTTACAAGTTAAGAGAGCTATTAATCCTAGAGAAGTTGATCCAGTTACAGGTATTGTGCGAGGAAAACCAGTCAGTTTTGAAGGTTTAGAGAACCTAAGACGGTTTTTACGAGATCGGGCTTCGGGTTTACCCGCAGAAGGATTTGATGCGATCAGCCAACAACAAGCAGGTAGACTAGCTAAAGTTGTTGAAGGCGTAATGGAAGATTTCTCTCCTGGCATCCGTAAGTTTATTGACCAATACCGCATAGATTCAGAACCAATGCGAGTGTTTCAAACTAAAGTTGGTAAGGCTTTAACAGATACACAGTTGTATGGTTTAGGCGCTAACTACGCTAAAGTTCCAGCCCAGTCAATACCAACAAAAGTATTTAAAACTCCTGAAGATTACCGTGCTTTGATAGATGCCCTTGGTGGTGATGTCAAACTAGCAGAGCAGTCAGCACAGCGCTATTTTGTAAGCCAGCTTGAAAGCAGAAAGACAGGCAATCAATTACAGCAGTTTTTGCGTGATAACAGAACTATGTTAAAGGAAACCAATTCCGCAAAAATGGCAGATGACTATGTAAAGGCAGCTATTACAGCAGAACAACGGGGCGCTAAGGTAACTGAGATGGGCGCTACTAGAACTGCTACGGCAGCAGAAAAAGAAACCTTAAAGAACGATCTAATGTTGATTAATAGTGATCTTGAGCGTGCTAAAGACATCAATGAAATCAATGCTCAGGTTACTAAAGTAGCTAATCGCCTTGAAAAAGCAGGTGTTATGAACATTCAGCAAAGAGATCAATTTTTAAGAGAAGTGAACGCAATCACTGATGCTCAAAAGAAAAAAGAATACATTAGAAAAGGCATCAGAATAGGGGTTTATGGTGCAGTAGGTACAGGCGCAGCTACTGGCGCATACAATTTAATCACTAAATAATCATGGCTAAAAAGAATAAAGGCTTAAACCCTGACCTAGAAGAAGCTGTTAGCAAGCTCCTATTGCTTGTTATGGAGGATGAAAGCTACTCTTTGACTGATAAATGCAAGGTTATTGACCGTGCAGTCAACATAGAGAAGCTCAAGCAGAAGCTATCCGATGAGGAATGGGGTAGCGGTTTTATTGCAACAGAAGATGATGAGGATTAAACTATGGATAGTTTAATTAACAAGGGGATTAACAATGGATGCAGTCGCATTAGTTCGTTTAGCTTTAGCAGTCATATCAGAGCGTATGTTATCAGTCTTAGCGCTAGGACTTTCTTTTTCTCTGGCGTGTTGGACTATGTGGGATCCAAGGTGGGAACGACTGGGAACAATGGCATTTTTTTCAATTTTCAGTTATCTTCTAATCAACATTAAAGAGAGAAATACAAATGAAAGACATGAAAGAGTTTCAACTCAAGAGTGAAGTGCCTGGAGCTAAAGATTACAACTTTTCTCAAAAAGATAATCCTAAAGCAATGCGCCCACAAAAGCCTTCAGATGTAACAGTCCGTAGCCAAGTATGGAGTCCAGGTCAGGTTCCGATGGGTGGATTTCGTAGCGTGATTTGCTTTGAATCAGGAGATTACAACAGCAAGATCTCCTCAACGACAAAGCCTGAAAAGAATCGGATTATCTAATGGCTAACAATATCGCTTTTCAGCCGATGGGTAAAACCGTCAAAGTTGTGGCGAATGGCGCTGCTAATACAGAGTCTAATGTTTTTACTATTAGCGCTACCAGCCCTGTAAACCAATACTATTTGTCCAACGACAGTGTTAATGCGTTTGCTTATGTTTGGATTAGCCCAACCAATACTTTTAATGTGGCGCTGCCAGACTTTACTCCTGGCTATGTTATTCCTGTACCGCCATTCGCTTACTTCACCATCACTGGTCCACAAGTAAGCCAAAGCGCCAATGTATATGCCAGAGTGATTGGTGATTCAGCTAACTCAGCCGTTTATGTTACGCCAGGCGAAGGTTTATAACCGTCATCCTAAGCCTATGTGGAAGTCGAGGACTATGTGGTTCTCACTTTCACTAGTCATTATTGGTTCGCTGTACGAGAACTTTTCCTACCTGCAAAACATCATTCCACCTAAGTATTACGGCATTATCTTTATTAGTATTGGCATTATCTGTGCCATTTTGAGGTTCGTTACTAGCCAACCCATGAAAAGATAATGTTTGGACTAACAATACCCATTCAGTTTTATATCTATGCTGCCCTATCTTTGGTAGCTATTGGTGGTCTTGGCTATGGCAAGTATCAGTCGGTTAAGTACGATGCCTATGTATCTAAAGCAGAATCACAAGCTAAAGAACAGGAAATGATTAATTTATACAAGGCTAAAGAAGCTGTTCAAGTAAATGAAAAGGTAAAAAATGACTATCAGAATAAGCTATCTATTATTAAGTCTACTTATGGTGGGATGCGCCTCCCCAACACCGATCAAACAACAAGCATTTCCAAATCCACCAGCAGCACTGATGGAACCCCCTCCGACCCTGCCTTTATTGAAAAGTGTGCGATAACTACACAGCAATTGGTGTCTTTACAGGGCTGGCTCAAAGAGCAGATAGGCATTTTTAATGATCGAAAACTTTAATAAATCCTTTGACCTGCTAATGAAAAGCGAAGGTGGATTCGTTCAGGACCCCAATGATTCTGGGGGCGCTACCAACTGGGGAGTAACTATGGCTACCTGGAAAGCCTATGTCAATCGCCCTGTTAGTGTCCAGGAAATTAAAGATTTGACACCAGTAATGGTCAAACCATTGTATAAACAGAATTACTGGAATCCAGCAGGATGTGATATTTTACCTAGTGGGGTGGACTATGTGGTTTTCGACTTTGCTGTCAATGCGGGTGTCAAAAGATCTATCAAATGCTTGCAAAAAGCCGTTGGAGCAGACGCAGACGGTGTCTTGGGTTCAATTACTCAAGCTCTCATTCGGCAATCTAATCCAATGGATGTGGTGGAGCATTTCACCGAAGAAAAAATAGCATTTTATAAATCATTAAACAATCCTCACTTTGAAAAAGGCTGGCTTGCTAGGGCTGATAAAGTAGAGGCTAATGCAGAACAAATGTTCACTTAACTATAGGAATTAAACCATGCCACTTAATAAATCAAAGTCAAAGAACGCTATCTCTGCTAACATTAGCAAGATGGTCAAGGAAGGCAGACCTCAAAAACAAGCTGTAGCCATTGCCTTAACTGTTGCTCGTAAACCAATCGGGAAAACAAATGCCAGAAAATCTAAGCGTTAATAGACCTATCATGCGTGTTACTCCTATGGGTAATATGCCTCGTAGAACAAGTCGCATTGTTAAAAGTTCTAAACGGTCTAGAAGAAGCCGATAATGTATGGCAAGCAAACCTAATCTATCGGTTGGGCGAGGCGAGAAGCTATCAGTCAAAGCTGGTGGTGGCTTAACTGCCAAAGGTCGTGCCAAATATAACCGTGCTACAGGCAGTGATCTAAAAGCCCCAACTAAATCAGGACCAAGGCATAAATCGTTTTGTGCTAGGTCTGCGGGTTGGAAGGGTAAACGAGGTAAAGCAGCTAGAGGAAGGTGGGGTTGTAGTAGATGAAAAACGGACTATACGCAAATATCAATCGAAAGAAAGCTAGGATCGCTGCTGGCTCAGGCGAAAAGATGAGAGCAGTAGGTACTAAAGGCGCACCCACTGCTAAAGACTTTAGGGATTCAGCAAAGACTGCTAAGAAACCATCAAGGCGAGGGCGTTAAGCTACCCTCAAAAGCGTATGTCCCAATGTGGGATAGCTGACACCAAGGCGCTGCCCAAACTTTACCGCCAGTCAATCTCCAAATACGGCAGAAGTGATAGTCCTCTGACAGTAGGCGATTGGTTTCAGGCTCAATGCTAGTGGCAAAGTATTCATAAATCTTTTCTTGTTGTTGCATTTGCCCTGATAGATCAGCCACATCATTGCTGTACTGTGGTACATGATCGGCTAACTTAGTAAAGACTTCTCGCTTAATTAGCATGAAACCTGTACCACCATTAAATATCTCGACTGGCTTGTTCACAGGCACGGTTACCTCGCCCACATAATCTACCAGGTTTACTACAAAGCTACCTGTATGGCTTTTGAGATTCTCAAATGGTACGCCATTATCAATTGCTTTCTTAACGCTTCCCCAGTTAATCTCTTTCTTAGGGTAGATGCCACAGATAATCTCCTTATCAACCGAAAGCATTGGGATAATGTCGGCTGCATTAAATTTAATATCAGCATCAATGAACATCAGATGAGTACTTTCACTCTTGAGAAATTGGTGAGTCAAAGCATTTCTAGCCCGTGTAATTAGGCTTTCATTAAACATAAAACTAAAGCTCAAATCAATATTATGCTCTCGGCAAGTAGCAGTTAGATGCAAAATAGATTGCATATAAAACCCTGCCCCCATCCCCCCATACATAGGGGTTGCAACAAATAGTTTAATTTTTTGGGGTGTGGCTGGCTCTACTACTTTCTTTTTGCGTGGCATATCTATCCCTAAATAAAGTTATCGGTACTGGCTTGTACTACTTCGTTAATCAAAATATTCTTACGGTCATTAGAACACTCATGTAAACAAGTACGCTTGGCATTGAAGTTCATCATATAGTCCTTGGCTTCCTGGCTGAACCACAGTTCTTTAAAGCTCTGATCCTTGAGTGAACCAATCATCCCCGTGTTGTCGTAGGCTTTGTTATGACAGGCGTATACCCCAAGGTCAGCCCCGATAACAGGCACCGTTTGCATGATGTAGCACCGCTTATAGGACCTGATGGGCGAGTGACTGCTGCCAGGAGTAATGTTGTAAGTACTGTTAACACTAAAATGATCGTCAACCAAGCTGGCAACTTCTTTGAGTTGAGCATTAACAGAATCAGCAATAGCATTGTGATAATCATAAAAATCTGGTACATACATAGGGCTGTAGCGCACATTCTCGACTCCAATACTTTTTAATAAGCGGGTGAACACCCCCAAATTTTCGTAATTGTTGCGATGCACAATATAATTAACCGCTAGATCACAGTCTTTTGCTTTGTGTTTAGCAAACTCCTCGATGTTTTTAATCACACTATCAAAACTCTTTTCTGAAACATTCCTAAAACGCTTCATCTCTGCGCCATTGGTGTAGTCCATGCTAACCCTCACCCACTTGGCATTACGCAGCACCACGGCTCTTTCCTTGGCTAAATTTTGACCGTTAGTAATGATGGATAGATCAATGCCGTATTCCAAAGTCTTAGACATGATCTCTACAATGTCTGGGTGCATGAGTGGCTCTCCCCCACCAGAATAAGTAATTGCTTTGACACCCATGGTGTGCAGGTCATTTAAGATCTCTAACATCTTCTCTCTAGGGATAGTGTCATCCTCTTTCATATCTTCGTGCATACCTGTATGGATATGCTCCTCCTCGCCCCCATCCTTAACACGAAAACCCGTGCTATAAGCGCAAAAAAAGCACCCGTGGTTGCAAAGATTGATTGGCTTGATACGAACATAGATTGGCGCAATGATCTCGTTTTCTAAAAACGAATTGACCTTCCCCGCCACATGAAAAATCTTGAAATCCGAGTATTTGTTAGTTTTCATATTAGATCTTTATATTCCACTAGAACCGTTGAATATAAGGCTTTGTCGGCTTTTTCATACGAAAAATTGATGTCCGCAACAGTTTTTAATTGCACGACTGGCATAGTCACCATAGCCTGTAAACCTTCGGTAAAGTCCTGAATATGAGTCGCTCCAGTGTATAAAGGCTTGTTTTTGTTGCCTACAATGCACCGAATGATGACTTTTGGATTAAATTCACCCTGGGAGATCGTGCTGATCTTATCTAGATGGTTAACTAGCGCATCCATGCAGTTCATTAAAAAGTCCATGCGTTCTAAGAACACCACTGGCTTGCAACCCACCAGCGCCATACCAATAGCCATATCCATCATCAGGTTCTCAGCTACTGGCATCTCAATGATTTGCGACTCTGGCACATTGACTAGCGTACCTAAAGCTCGACCTTTGAGTAAACCATAGCCTATAAACCTAGTCTTAGGATCAGCAGCCAAATAAGTATTGGCACGAATTAATGCGTCTTTATAGCTCATTTCTCTTGTGCCTTTCTTAGTATTTCTTTAGCAAAGTCTTTAATATCACCTTTGTAACTAAACCAAACAGCATCTATTTCCTCATCTGTTAGTTCTTTTAATTGTGGTGAACAAGTATGAATAGAATCGCCTGTAACTCTTTTGCCACAATCTAAACAAACAGTCCACGCTACTGGTTCATTGTTCATTTCACATCCTTAAAGATAATGTGCTTCTTTGTTCCGTTACCAGCATGGGGATAAGTTGGGGTGTAATGATTACGGATCACACAGCCTGGCATCCTAAACCGAAACTCAAAAGGATTACGCCCTGCTAGAGTAGTGTCTACTGAGCGATTGTTGTCCTCAATGATGAAAGTACACGGTAGATCATGCCCTGCTACCATGCGGACCGCTTCATAGAAATGACCTTGATCTTCAGCCCCGTCACCTAAAAAACACCAGACACGGTTGCTACTACCCGCCTCTTTTAAAGCATAGGCTACGCCAGCAGCAATGCAGCAAGTGCCAGCAAGGATGCTGCTAGTAAAAAAACGATGCTTGCGAGAATACACAAACATAGAATTTCCAGCCAATATCGAATTTTGTAGTTCATTTTTTGGTATCCCTGCTAAAAGGGCGTGGTGGTGATTACGATGGGTAGAAAAGAACCAGTCCCCTTCATTCGCCTCACCAAACAAATCAATCAGAAAATCCTCATTACCTCCTGATAGGTGAATAAGGTACGGTAAATCCCCGTTTTCCCACAACTGCGCTGTTTCCTGCTCAAACGCAATGAGTTCTTCTTTACTAGCGTGTTTCATGCAAATTCCATTAAATTCAAATTACGGTAAATCACCCCATCAGACCATTGTTTATCAACTGATCTACGGTACAAGTCAATCATCTGTTCAGGATGAATAAATAAAGGATCACTATGTTCAAAACAAAAAGCATAGACCAAGGGCGCTGATCGACTAGAAAACCACTCCATCATCAGTGGCAGCAGATCAATCTCTTTCTTTTTGATGTTGGCTGTACCCTTTACATTGACCACATAGGTGCTATCAGGGCGCACCATGACATAATCTGGCAAATTTCGTAATAAGGTAGACAAATCATAGAAAGTGCTTATAGCGTTGTTTTTCTCATCAAAACCCACCCGTCTACATTCATAGTGGTTTTCCTGGCAATATTGCTCAAACAACACCTCACCCCTGTTCGCAACAGTTTGCCTCTCTATATAGGTATTTGAACCCTTCACTTGGAAAACGCCATTGCAATAAAAATTACAGCAAAAAGAACAATAAAATACATTGCCATTTCAAAATTCTTTCGCCTGATAGATTTGTAATCTCCAAGTAATATCGACTGTATTACTTCCATATCTTCTGATATTTCTGGGCGAGTATCTTTTTGGTAATACTTGCCAATTTCTAAACCTGTTTTAGTTCTGTACGGTACATTCATAGCTATCCCCATAGTTAGTGCCAGCTTGCCCAAATAGATGGCTGGCGCACCTTACCTAACTGCCTTCTTGTGAAAGGCTCAACTCTGAGCTATCGGAGGACAACAATTCAATTAAGACACGGCAACCGCCACCTTTGACGGGTTTGCCCCTTTCAATCACTAATCGCTCTACCTGGACATCAGAATTAATCACTCCTGCGTGCTCTAAACTATCCAAAATGGCTTTAGCGCAGTTGTCAATGTCCATGAGCTTTTTTGATCTCGGTTTTAAAACAATGTGAACCATCACGGCTTGATCTCCCAATTTACGCACTCTCCACTCTAAGCAAAACATAAGGACTGCTTTTCTAAACTCTACGCCTCGCTTACTAATGTATCTACGATGCCCACTCGTCATCCAATAGTTATTGATTGACGGTGGGTAGGGAAGATCAAGAATAATCATGCACAAGAGATCGGTTTAAAGATGCCTTCTTTATCTACATCCCAACAGCAAATGCCACCCCCTGAAACGGGTTCGCATTTAGTACCAGCTTGGGCTATAGGCATCATCACTAAAATCATACTAAAAAGGAACATCACTGTCTTTAACATGATTGACCTCCTTTGGGTAGTTACTATCAGGATTAGGTGTCCAGTTGTTCTCATTAAGGCTAATGATCTGCCCTTTGGGATTGTTCTTAGTCCAGGCGCTAATGCGTACTTCCTCGCCCTTCTTATAATCTCTGCTGAGTTTTAGTGAACCCTTCCAATCAGGTCCAGCAGGATTCTTTTTGTCGAACTCCTGCAACAATCCGCCTTTACCTTCTTGATATATAAAACTAGCCATTTGCGATTTCCTTTCTGTGGATATTGAGCTTGGATAAGAATTTTGCGACTGTATTGCCGTCAAAAGTTTTCGTATAGGTATCATTGCACTGCCTTAAAGATTGAATTTTGTCCTCTTTTTCCTCCTTAGAGAGCTTGGTTGATTCGTGTATCTTGGCGTGCATTTCTGCATAGCCATCAATCCAATCATCTGAAGTAAGGTATTGAGCATAAGGTTCATCACTACCAGGGATATACATAGGTATGCCTTTGATGATGTCCTCTTTCAAGTTCTCTATAGTCACTACTTCATCACCTAGCTTGGTGACAATGCCCATGTTCTTTGGCTTTGGTGCTGCCTGTGGCTCAAAGTCAATCACTTCCTCAGGAGCATACATATTGCCTAAGCACCCTGGAAAGACTGTTCTGATTCCTTCTGATAAACAGCGTGCCCTAAGCATAGCCCGTGGATATTTAGACCAGCCTGAATTAGGTTTAACTAAACCAATCTTAGTTGCTTGCTCGATAGTCCAGGTTAGCTCTAAGCTACCACCATTAGGGTGTGAAAAGATACCTGTTACTTCACTATCGGTATAGACCTTCCATTCCACCTTGCCACCAGCAGCTTGAAAGCGTGCTTGCATAGAGGCTGACTTGAGTGCTGGTCTACCTAAAATAATGTCGTAATCTCGTACTGCACTAGCAAATGGCATCCCGTCAGCCTGTGCTACTAAGCCTAAAGCAATGACCTGGTTTACATCCTTCATGCCAAATAGATTACTTTTGACCATTGCTTGCGCCATCTGCTCCATGTCAGCATAAGGTATTAAGTTGTTACTCATGATTGTTTCCCCGTTAATAAAGTGTTGTTCATTTAACTAAGAACCTACGGCTACCTGGTTGCTCCATCACAAACTTCTCATAAATATCAGGCATGGCTTGCTTAAATAGATCACTAGCAAAGCGCTTAGAGGGCTTAGTAGAGCGCCAAGTCACTAGCGTTGATCCGTCTACACTCACTACTGCTGATTTGTCACCTAGAGCGTTCCTGATCGCTACTTCTATCTGCTCCTCAGCGCCTTCAAGCTCTTTAATCTGACCCTTGATCGCCTTGAGTTGCGCTACTGCTTGCTCCATCTGTTGCGTGGCTACAACTTGCTCCTCTGTGCTGGTCGGATAAATCAGCTTAGTTTGCTCAATGGTTTCCGCTTCAGGCAAAGTATTCGCCTTCACAAAGCA